TAAAATCGGCGGCTCAAAGAAGCGGTGAAGAGTGGGAAGTAATTGAATTTCCTGCGTTATTGCCCTCCGGGCGCCCACTTTGGCCTGAGTTTTGGAAAAGAGTTGAATTAGAAGCGCTAAAAGCCGAACTTCCCAACGGAAAATGGATGGCGCAGTACCAACAGCAGCCAACTTCAGACGTATCAGCGATTATTAAACGAGAGTGGTGGAATGTTTGGGAGGATGATACCCCTCCTTACTGCGAATTCATTATTCAATCTTGGGATACAGCGTTTTTAAAGACAGAACGGTCAGACTTTTCAGCTTGTACGACGTGGGGTGTATTCTATCAACCGGATGATACGGGTAGGGATCAGGCAAATATTATCTTGCTAAATGCGTTTAAGAAACGTATGGAGTTCCCAGAGTTAAAGCAGCGGGCTTACGAAGAATGGAAAGAGTGGCAACCAGATGCTATGATTGTGGAAGCTAAAGCTTCGGGCGCTCCGCTGATATTTGAGTTACGTGCGATGGGTATTCCTGTCCAAGAGTTTACGCCCACTAGGGGTAATGATAAAATTGCGAGATTAAACGCAGTTGCAGATATTTTTGCAAGCGGTCACGTGTGGGTACCAAATACGCATTGGGCTGAGGAGTTGGTAGAAGAAGTAGCGTCTTTTCCTTCGGGAGAACATGATGACTTGGTGGACTCAATGAGCCAAGCGATGCTTCGCTACCGTAGGGGTGGGTTTATTAGGCTGGCTTCTGATGAAGAAGACGAGGTCAGAGAATTTAAGAGTAGTAGAAGCAAGGGATACTACAATGTTTAAATGGTTCTATTGGTGGAAGTTGGGGCGTAAAGCTAAAAAACATTTGAAATGGCAGATAGATAGAGCCAAACAAATGGGACCTGCAAACCCTCCCACAGAAAAAGAACTTGAAGCATTTATGAAAGAATATGATTTGGGTTGGGATTCACACATGATTGATAGCGTACCAAAACGACGTACGTATTTTGAAGCAGAACTAGGATAAACACATGGCAATCGAAAAAGCGCTTTATGCAGCCCCACAGGGCATTGACCAACTAGAAGAAGGTCCAGAAATCGAAATTGAAATCGTTGACGACGATGAAATGACCGAGTCCCCAGAAGAAAAAGCATTGGAAGCATTTGATGCAAACTTAACAGAGGACATGAATGAGGGTGAGTTAGCCCAGATTGTTGGTGATTTACTTGGCGATTTTGATTCTGATATTGCCTCGAGAAAAGACTGGATACAAACATATGTTGATGGTCTGCAGCTTCTAGGTTTAAAAATCGAAGAGCGCACAGAACCTTGGGAAGGCGCTTGTGGTGTATACCACCCGATCATGAGCGAAGCGTTGGTTAAGTTCCAAGCAGAAACAATGATGTCTACATTCCCAGCAGCGGGTCCAGTTAAGACACAGATCATTGGTAAAGAAACACCAGAGAAAAAAGCAGCGTCCGAGCGTGTGTCTGCGGACATGAACTACCAGTTAACAGATGTAATGAAAGAGTATCGCCCTGAGCATGAGCGCATGTTGTGGGGCTTGGGTCTTGCTGGTAATGCGTTTAAAAAGATTTATATTGACCCAGCGCTAAACCGTCAAGTATCTATGTTCGTGCCTGCGGAAGATATTGTTGTTCCATACGGCGCTTCAAGTTTAGAGACTGCGGATCGTGTAACCCACGTGATGCGTAAAACCGAGAACGACCTGCGTCGCTTACAAGTAGCTGGGTTCTATCGTGATGTAGAGTTAGGTACGCCTGATAATATTCTAGATGAAGTTGAGAAAAAAATTGCCGAGAAGCTTGGCTTTAGAGCAACGACAGACGACCGCTACAAAATTTTAGAGATGCACGTCAACCTTGACTTGCCTGGGTATGAGCATACAGATGAGAACGGTGAACCTACAGGCATAGCACTGCCATATGTAGTAACAATTGAAAAAGGTAGTAACACCGTATTATCTATCCGCAGAAACTGGGAGCCAGATGATGAAACATATCAAAAGAGACAGCACTTCGTCCACTACGGGTATGTACCTGGTTTTGGCTTTTATTGTTTTGGTCTCATCCATCTTATTGGCGCTTTTGCTAAAAGCGGTACTTCCATTCTTCGCCAGTTGGTTGATGCAGGGTCACTTGCAAACTTGCCAGGTGGCTTTAAGACCCGTGGCTTGCGAGTCAAAGGCGATGACACACCGATAGCTCCAGGTGAGTTCCGCGATGTCGATGTACCTAGTGGAGTTATGCGCGATAACATCATGCCGCTTCCATACAAAGAGCCAAGCCAAACATTAGCAGCTCTGCTAGACAAGATCATTATGGAAGGCCGTGCGTTTGCATCTGCGTCTGATATGCAGATCTCTGACATGGGCGCTAACACCCCAGTTGGTACAACACTAGCGATTCTAGAGCGTACGTTAAAAGTAATGTCTGCTGTTCAGGCTCGCATCCACTACAGCATGAAACAAGAGTTCCGTCTCTTGAAGAAAATCATAGCTGACTACACACCAGAGGAGTATTCATATGAGCCGGACGAAGGTTCTTCACGTGCGAAAAAATCGGACTACGATAACGTTGACGTCATACCGGTGTCTGATCCCAATGCGTCGACAATGGCGCAAAAGATTGTCCAGTACCAAGCGGCCCTTCAACTGGCCCAGACGGCCCCGCAACTATATAACCTCCCGCTCTTGCACCGTCAGATGCTCGACGTATTGGGGATTAAGGATGCGGCAAAACTTGTACCGATGGCAGAAGACCAGAAACCGGTTGACCCAATTACCGAGAACCAAAATCTTTTAACTAACTCACCAGTTAAAGCATTCTCTTATCAGGATCATCAGGCGCACATCGCTGTGCATATGTCTTTCTTACACGATCCAAAGATTCAAGAACTGCTACAAAACAATCCTCAAGCTCAGATGATTCAGGCTGCTGCAATGGCCCACGTCAACGAACACTTAGGATTTGCGTATCGTGTTCAGATCGAACAACAACTGGGTATGTCTTTACCTCCACAAACCGACGAGTCCGGAGAAGATACCCATATGGCTCCAGATGTGGAAGCCCGCCTCGCCCCGTTGCTCGCCCAAGCAGCTACACAACTTCTTATGCAGAACCAAGCTCAAGCGGCGCAGCAACAAGCACAACAACAAGCCCAAGATCCGATTGTTCAAATGCAACAGCAAGAACTACAGATCAAAGCTGCCGAGCAGCAACGCAAAGCACAGAAAGACGCAGTTGACGCACAGCTCAAGCAGCAACAATTGCAAATTGAAGTGCAGCGTATTCAAACCCAAGCTCAAACCGACATGGCTAAAACTGCTGTTCAAGCACACCAAGCCAAAGAAAAGTTGGGTGTGGATTTAGTTAAGCAGCAAAAAGACCTGTTTGCCCAAGGACTAGATAACGCTCACAAACATGCTGCTGCAAAACAGCAACGTGAACAACAAGCAGAACAGTCTAACAAGCAGATGGAACATCAAGCTACACAAGTTGAAGCTAAACCAAAGGAAAAACTGACAAAAGGTAAATGATGGACAAGAATCTAGAGTACCTCTTAAGTGAGTTCAAGGACCGCATCGCTATGTTGCAAGACGCAGTGAATCGTGGAAATTGCCAAAACTTTGAGGAGTATAGGTATATATGTGGTCAGCTTCGAGGTCTCGAGGCCGCATGTTTAACAATCGTAGACCTCAAAAAACGACTGGAGAACTCGGATGAGTGAAATCCTTATCGGCGCAAACCCCGATAGCAATGAAATAGTTATTACAGACGCACTAGGCAATCCAATGCCTTCTATAAAACCAAAAGAAGAAGTACCTATTGAGAACAGAGGTCGCCAACTCCCAATCCCATCAGGCTACAGAATTCTTTGTGCAATCCCAGAAGTAGAGAAGGAATTTGAAAGCGGATTGATTAAACCAGATGAAATGGTAAAAAAGGACGAGCTATTAACTACGGTTTTATTTGTAGTTGAGTTAGGTCCGGATTGCTATAAAGATACTGGAAGGTTCCCAAATGGTCCTTGGTGCAAACCAGGTGATTTTATTTTAGTACGTCCAAACGCTGGTACTCGTGTCGTGATTCATGGCAAAGAGTTCCGGATTATTAACGATGACTCGGTAGAAGCGGTGGTCCAAGACCCACGTGGAATTAGCCGTAAATTTATTTAAGGAGCCTACAAGATGGCTGAATTTGAAAAAGAGGAATATAAGTTTCCTGACGAAGTAGAAGCTAAGGGTAAACCCGAAGACGATTTTGAAATTGAAATCGAAGACGATACACCCCCTGAAGACCGTAACAAACAACCCATGCCTAAAGAGCTAGTAGAAAAGCTTGATAAGGATGAGTTGGACGAATACGAAGGCAAGACTAAAGAGAAATTTAAACAACTCAAAAAAGTCTGGCATGATGAGCGTCGGGAAAAAGAGCAAGCTGCTAGGGAGCGTGAAGAAGCATTAGCGTTAGCCCGTAAAGCTATTGAAGAAAATAGACAGCTAAAAGAAAGACTTAGCTCTGGTGAACAGGTAATTGTGGATTCACACAAAGCTGCAGCCCAGTCTGAGTTAGATTTAGCTAAGAAAGAGTACCGTGAAGCATATGATTCTGGTGATGCAGACAAGCTAATTGAAGCTCAAGAAATGCTTACAGCTGCCAAAATCAAAGCAGATCGCTTAGAAAGATACGAAGCACCTGCGCCAAAAGCTTTACAAAAAGAAGAATATGTAGTACAAAGGGAGCAACCTGTCCAAGTTGAACCAGACAAAAAGGCTGCAAAGTGGCAGAAAAAGAACAAATGGTTTGGTCGTGATGAAGAAATGACGAGCCTTGCCCTTGGTCTACACGAAAAACTCAAAAGAAACGGTGTAACAATCGGGTCTGAAGAGTATTACGATAGCATTGACAAAACAATGCGCAAACGTTTTCCAGAGGCTTTTGAAAAAGAGTCAAAGGAAAAGGAAGTAGAAGCTGCGGAAGACGATCGACAAAAGACTTCTAAACCCAAAGCGAGCACGGTTGTAGCGCCCGCAACACGTAGTACATCGTCGAAAAAGATTCGATTGACTACTACACAGGTCCAAATTGCCAAAAAATTAGGACTTTCCCCTGAGCAATACGTCCGTGAACAATTGAAATTGGAGGCCCAAAATGGCTGAAGCAAAAAATAGACTTACCCGTGAAGTAGAAAACCGTGAATTTAGTGAGCGTCCTAAACAGTGGATGCCAGCTGAACTTCTCCCAGAGCCAGACAAACAGGCCGGTTATGCTTATCGCTGGATTCGTGTTTCGATGTTAAATCAACCAGACCCCCGTAATCTCTCTGGCAAAATTAGAGAAGGTTGGGAGCCTGTAGCCATCGAAGAACAACCAAAATTTAAACTGTTAGTCGATCCAACTAGTCGCTATAAAGACAACATTGAAATCGGCGGGTTATTACTTTGCAAGACTCCTGAAGAGTTTGTAGAACAACGCAACGAATACGTTGCTAAGCAGACACAAGCCCAAACGGAAGCTGTAGATAATAACTTGATGCGCCAAAGTGATCCTCGTATGCCTATTTTTAAAGAAGGTAAATCGACGACTACATTTGGTTCTGGTAGTTAATTTTTTATTAATCTAGGAGATTTAAATGGCTTATCCAACCGTTTCAGCTCCCTACGGCTTAGTCGCTGTTAACCGTGTTGACTTTATGCCCTATGCAGGCGCAACAAAGCAACTACCAATCGCTAGTACTTATAATACTGCGATTTTTGACGGTGACATCGTTATGCTCAAGGGTGGCAATATCATCAAATCAAACGTAACTGTAGACTCTACTACTGACAATACCGCTAACTTAACTTATGGCGTATTTGTTGGTGTTCAGTATGTTAATACACAAGGTCAAACTGTAGAAGCTCAATATTACCCAGGTAATGCTGCTGCTACTTCAGCAATTGCTTATGTTATCGACGATCCTATGGCTGCGTTTAAAGTTGCTGTTACTTATTCTGGTAATACAACTGTAACTACTGCTAACGCTTCTGTAGTTGGTACTAACTTGGCAGTTGTGCAAAATGCCGGTTCTACTACCACTGGTGACTCTGCTATTTCTGTTGCTGCTCCAGTAACTGGTACAGGTAATGCTGCTGCATTGCCATTACGTGCTATTGCTGTAGTTCCAGAAACTGCATCTGGTAACAATGCCTTCACAGAAGTTATCGTGAAGTTGAATAACCCACAAATTCTGACAGCCTCGGCTCAGAACTACGTCTAAGGAGCTAACTAAATGGCTATTTCTCGTGCACAGCTCCTAAAAGAGCTATTACCTGGCCTCAATGCTTTGTTCGGATTAGAGTATGCTCGCTACGGCGAAGAGCATAAAGAGATCTATGAAACAGAGACATCTGAGCGTTCTTTCGAAGAAGAAACCAAGTTGTCAGGTTTCAGCGCTGCCCCAGTTAAAAACGAAGGCTCCGCAATTGCGTATGATAATGCGCAAGAAGCATGGACAGCTCGCTACAACCATCAAACTATCGCTCTTGGCTTTAGCTTGACAGAAGAGGCGATCGAAGACAACTTGTATGATTCTTTATCTGCTCGTTACACCAAAGCTTTGGCTCGTGCTATGGCTTACACCAAGCAAGTTAAGGCTGCTGCTGTATTGAACAACGGTTTCACTGCTGGCTATAACGGCGGCGATGGTACTACATTGTTCTCTACTTCACATACTTTGGTTTCTGGCGGTACAAACAGCAACACATTCTCAACTCCAACTGATTTGAACGAGACCTCTTTGGAATCTGCAGTTATTCAAATCGCTGCTTGGACTGACGAACGTGGTCTGTTGATCGCTGCTAAGCCTAAGAAATTGGTTGTTCCTCCTGCTCTCCAGTTCGTTGCAACTCGCTTGCTCGAAACTGAATTGCGTGTTGGTACAAACGATAACGACCTCAACGCTATTAAGAACAACGGTTCTATTCCTGAAGGTTATGCAATTAACCACTTCTTGACAAGCAACCACAGCTGGTTCTTGACCACTGACGTTCCTAACGGCATGAAGCATTTCGTTCGTACACCACTCCAGAATTCTATGGATGGTGACTTTGATACTGGTAACGTACGTTACAAGTCTCGTGAGCGTTATAGCTTCGGTTGGTCTGATCCACTTGGTATGTTCGGTGCTCAGTAATCAAACGTAAATCAGTTTGGACCCCGCTCACAAGGCGGGGTTTTTCTTTTCTTCGTAATGGTGGATTCTGTGGCAGTTAGCGCATAGAACTATGCACTTCTTTATTTCTTCGTAGGCTTTTTTAAACCTACCATCGCTGACTAAACGGTTAACGCTATGTTCTTTTTTAGTTGGATCTTCATGGTGAAAATCTAATGCGGCTTGGTGGTCAAACCCACATTTTGTACATTTAAGTGTACATTTAAATGTATCCCATTCTTTTTTTAGTTTTTTTCTTCTATCGTTTAATGCTTTCCGTCTCTCAGCATAATTACCAAGGTAATGCTCACGGCTGTATTCCGCATGTTTGGCTTTTCTTACGTTCACGTCTTTGTACGGCATCCGGTTGTACCTTATATCTCCAATAGATCGCATTTCTAAACGACCACTTGTTAGCAGGGGTATAAATTTTAAAGCCACAACTAATAAGACTATTAGAGGAAGCTGGGTTATTCGTAGTGTCCGTAATCAACCAATTCCAACCCAGCTCTTTAGCTTTCCGAATTCTTACTGATATTAAACGCTTTTGTAAACCATGTCCAGTATAACCATCCATAACACCCGCTCTACATAAATAACCTGTATCTGTCCACTTGATCGAGCGGACCAAACCCGCAAAACCTACAGGCTTTCCATCCTCTGCATACGCAACCCACCAATGACCCCGATCCGGTTGGTATGGCGTATCCGCCGGAAGTATCTTCTTTTGAAGAAAAAGTAGTGTGGTTTGAACTGAGGGTACCCTGAGGTCCACTTTTTTTACTGTAAATTGCATTTCCCATAGCTCCTCAATTATTTACCAGATTTATAGTATTTTACCGAAAAAAGTATTGCACAAATAAGAAAGTGTAGTATTATTGAAGAAACCGGGAAACCGGCCTATTAAACTGTCCCGGCAGACGACATACCGATTAATAGGCTTGATCTTGTATGTAAGGACAATTTATCATGGCTTTAGCAACTACCTCGTCAATTTGGCGTTCAACAGGTGGCGATACAACTCGTACAGCCGTTTCTGGCTCAATGAGCATGCATGCCCCATTTTTCATTTCTAACGTAGCAACAACTGGCGCAAACGTAGTAGTTTCGTCTGTTGCAAATGCACCAGCTTTAATTCTCCCAGCAAATGCTATCGTTGATTCTGTTACTATTTCTAACCCATCTACTGGTGGCAACTCTGCTATTAACATTGGTTTCACACCTTTGATTAACGTAGGTCCTGGTCAAAATACTACTTTAGGTACTAACGTTCCTGCTGCTTATGTAAACGGTGGTAACGTAGCTGCTCGTACACAATTTAACATCACTTCTGCAACTGCTGGTTCTTCAATGAGCAACGTAGCAAATGCAACATACGATGTAGTATTGACTGCTGCTATCGGTGCTGCTGGTGCTGCTGGTGGTAACGTTACTGGTTATATCAGTTACTACGTATTTGATCCACTCTACGGTCAGCAAAACGTTTAATTAATCTAGGGGGATTCGTCCCCCATTTAAATCTTAGGAGAGATTAATTATGATGCAAACTGACGTCAAGGCTGGGCACTTAAACCAGTCTGGTTATATTATTACGCCACCATACAGAACTCGTTTAAAGCAAATGACCTATGCTGGCGCTGGCGGTTCTGCTGGTTCTATTGCTGTTTTTGATACAAACGTAGTTCCAACTTCTGCTAGTTATCAACGCCTTGCAAACGTAGTAACAGTTAGCTCTACAAATCACGGATTAGCAAACGGCACTTTAATTGGTATTGCTTTTGGTGTGTCTAGTGGTGTTTCTGCTACTGATGGTAACTACACTATTACCAATACAGGCGCTAATAGTTTTACGATTACAGATCCTAACTCTGGAAATACTTCTGGCGGTATTGCTTGCCAGTATGTAGTAGCTTATCCAAGTGGGCTTACTGCAAATCAAAATCCAAATCGTTGGGTACTGCAAGTTGATACAGTGGCAAGCCAATCTGCAACGCAACAAATCCTTATCCCTGGTGAAGGTATTTTGTGTCAGAATGGTATTTACGCTAACTTAAACGCTGTTGGTTTTTTAACTGCTTTCTATGGCTAAGAAAAAAGGTCCCTCCCTTGCGATTGGTCGTGGTGAAAAGTTGCCTGTATCTAAGGGCGCTGGGCTTACCGCCAAAGGTCGTGCTAAATATAATGCAGCTACTGGCTCGAATTTAAAAGCACCCCAACCTGAAGGCGGACCCCGCAAAAAGTCTTTCTGCGCAAGAATGTCCGGCATGCCCGGTCCAATGAAAGATGAGAACGGTAAACCGACTCGTAAAGCTGCTAGTTTAAAACGATGGAAGTGTGGCACAAAATGATTTTAGACGATCAAACAAAAGCCGAATTAGTTAGCCTAGTAAAAACAGCAGTTAACGAAGCTGTAGAAGCCCATCCACTTAGCCCAGAAGAAATTCATTGGGTTAGAATGGCAATACAAGCAGAAGCCAATCGTGCAGCATTTAGAAAAGCCGTTATTGAAAAAACTTTAGCTGGTCTTGCTTTAGCAGCAGCAATTGCTGTAGCCGGTATGTTAATGAGTGGCTTTAAATCGTATTTAGGAAAATAATGCCTAGTAAATCTAAAAAACAACATAACTTAATGGAAGCGGTGGCACATAGCCCAGCTTTTGCTAAGAAGGTTGGTATTGCCCAATCCGTTGGTAAAGATTTTTCCGAAGCCGATAAAGGACGTAAGTTTGGTATGGGTGGCGGCGTTGGTGTTACTCGTGGCGGCAAAGGGCAAATGGCTAAGCAAGAAACTCGTTATGGTTCTATATTTGGTCAGCAAAAAGGTATACCTAATACCAACGATAATAAGTATATCGGCAAGAAAGAAGGTGGTACAGTGAAGCATGATGACATTGCAGAAGATAAGAAGTTAATCAAGAAAGCGTTCGGAATGCACGATAAACAGTTGCATGAAGGCAAGAAAACCAATTTATCCAAACTCAAACAAGGTGGAAAAGTTATGAAAAGCAAAAAAACAATGGGCCCAAAATCCATGTCTATGGACGTAGAAAAAGGTTCAAACAAACTAGGCAAATTTGGCGAATCTAAAGTACAAAAACGTGGTCATACACGTGGTATGGAAGAGAAGGGCTACAAAACTGAGAAAGTTCAAGGCGGCGCTAAAGGCGGCAAAGGTACTTTTGGCGCAGCTCCTATCAAGATGGCTAAAGGTGGTAAAGTTAAGCGCTACGATGATGGTGGTGATGTAGAAGATACAGTTGATACGCAAACAGCTCAAGGTCAAAACAAAAACATTGGTGATGACGTACGCTCACGCGCTATGGCTGCAATGGCTAACCGTGAAATGGATGTTGGTGGTGGCGGTTCTACAGGTTCTACAGCTCCTAAAGCAAAGCCTTCATTCAAATCTAAAGCAAAATCAGCTGGATTCACATCTGCTGAAACTGGTGGCGGCGCAGCCTTGATGTATCGTAAAGATCGTAAAATGGCTAAAGGCGGAGTAACTCGTGGTGATGGTATTGCTTCTAAAGGCAAAACACGTGGAAAGATGTGCTAATCATGGGTAAGCCACTACAGCAAGACGAAAACGGCAACATCATGAATGATGTGCAAACCCAAAAAAATCAAAAGAGTTATTCTAACTATGAAAAAGATTTAGAAAATAGTCAAAAACGTCGTGAAGCTAAAGACGAAAGTATGATGGAGACTATTAATAAAGCTAAGGAAAAGATTAGAAGCGTATTGCCGTTTAAAAAAGGCGGCGTTACTCGTGGTGATGGCTGCGCTGTTCGTGGTAAAACTAAAGGTAAAACCATTGCTATGTGTGGTGGTGGTTACATGAAGGGTAAGAAGTGAGACCAAGCCGGGGTATGGGAGACATTATGCCGTCAAAGATGGGTAAGCCTAAGGTTAAAGCTCGTCGTGACAATACTGATTTCACTGAGTATAAAAAAGGTGGAGAAGTATGGGATAAACCAAGACCAAAAAGCTTGGGAAAACCCAAAAAAATGTCCCCTGCCAAAAAAGCTAGTGCTAAAGCAATGGCTAAAAAAGCAGGTCGCCCATATCCAAATCTCGTAGATAACATGAGAGCAGCAAGGAAAAAATAATGGCTACTAAAAACTGGATTAAAGACGCAATTAAAAAACCTGGCGCATTGCGCAAAGAACTCGGCGCTAAGGCAGGTAAACCTATTCCGGCAGCAAAACTAGCTGCAGCTGCAAAGAAACCGGGCAAGATCGGTAAGCGGGCTAGGCTGGCGGAAACCCTGAAAGGGATGAAAAAATGAAGCGTCTAATTAAAAAAGCGTTAGCGTTGTTTGCTAAACCAAAAGAAGAAGTTAAAGTTGAGCCACAAGCTGAACAAGCATGGCCTTTTCCTGTAGAAGCTCCAAAAGCAAAACGCAAACCTCGTGTTGCCAAAGCTACAACTCGCCCAGTTAAAAAGCCAGCAGCTAAAAAGACTGTAAAGAAAAAGGCTAAATAATGGCTGAAACTACAACCGGAACAACAGTATTTAACCTCGATGTCAACGATTTAATTGAAGAAGCGTTTGAGCGTTGTGGGAAAGAACTGCGTTCTGGTTATGACTTCCGGACTGCTCGTCGTTCATTAAACCTACTTACTATCGAGTGGGCTAATAGAGGCATTAATCTTTGGACGATTGAGCAAGGCATTATTACTATGAACACTGGGCAGGCGACATATGCCCTGCCTGTAGATACTATTGACCTTTTGGATACCGTAATTCGCCAAAACAACGGTACAACTAACCAGATCGACATTAATATCAGTCGTATTTCTGAGTCTACTTACATGACGCTGCCTAATAAATTAACACAGGGCAGACCAATTCAAGTATGGATAGACCGTCAATCGGGGCAATCAAACCCAACAACAGTGGTTACAACCGCTAACGTATCGGCTACAGATACAACAATTACAGTATCAGACGTAACTCAACTAGGGTCTTCTGGCTTTATTCAGCTAGATAACGAGATCATTACATACCCTAACGTGAACACTGCTACTAACCAGTTATTAAATTGCTTCCGTGGACAGGCAGGAACAACAGCAGCTGCTCATAATACAGGGGCAATAGTTACTGTACAAAACTTACCATCTGTAAACGTCTGGCCTACTCCTAATGCGCCGGGTAATCAGTATTCATTTGTGTATTACCGCATGCGTCGTATTCAAGATGCTGGGTCGGGTGGGTTTGTGCAGGATATGCCTTTCCGCTTTATTCCAGCTATGGTCTCTGGGTTAGCATACCAATTAAGTACTAAGCTTCCAGATATGGATATGAACCGTATTCCAATGCTAAAAGCGGATTACGAGCAACAATTTCAGTTGGCGGCAGACGAAGATAGGGAAAAAGCCCCGATTAGGTTTGTACCACGCAATACTTTCTACTACAATTAAGATGTTATGCCTAGTAAATATTCCTCTGGAAAATACGCAATTGCCGAATGCGATAGATGCGATCAGCGCTATATGCTTAAGGAGTTACGTACTGAGATAATTAAAACGCATCCATTCAACATCAAGGTTTGTAAAGAATGTTGGGACCCAGATCATCCGCAGTTGTCATTGGGTTTATACCCAGTTAATGATCCCCAAGCAGTCAGAGGACCAAGACCGGACGTTAGTTATTTACAATCAGGTACAAGCGGTTTGCAGATTAATTTATCTGGGGAAGGCGAATATGGTTTTGGTGCCCCAGAAATGGGTAGTAGGATTTATCAATGGGGATGGAACCCTGTTGGTGGAGCAAAGCTAAATGACTTTGGTTTAACACCAAATGACTTGATTGCAGTCGGACAAGTAGGTACAGTAACGGTAAGTATAACTTAGGAGTTTATTATGGGATTTAAAAAAGACGCTGATGGTGTAACCGAGCATGGTAAAACTAAAGGCAAAAATTTAGGCGACACAGGCCCAAGTATTGGTATCGAAAAAGGTCCAATCAAAGGTCCACAGAAATTGGGTAACTCCATGAAGTCTGTTGGTCGTAACATGGCTCGTGCTATGTTGCAAAAATCTTCAGGAAGAGGTCGTTAATATGGCATACGATAAATCAGTAAAGCCTACTAAAAAGAACAGCCCCGCTGTTAAAGTAGGCAAAAACCCTGACAATAAACCTGCTGAATCATACGCTAAGCCACATAAAATGTCTGGTGCTTCTATCGGCATGTCAGATGTTGACTTAGGCGTTGGTTATGCAACCGATCCAAACACACTTAAATCTGATGAGCATACTCCTGGTGGCATGCCTGCTATGACAGTTTCTATTGGAAATAAAACCCGTGGTCCAAAAACCAGCGGTATTGAAACTCGTGGTAACGGCGCTGCTACTAAAGGTCGTATCGCTAGAGGTCCGATGGCGTAATGGATTACAACACTCTTTTTTCGCAAATACAGACGTACACGGAAAACATATTTCCGGATACGTACCTTGCTAATGGAAGTACGGTCTCTTATACAGACCAGATTAATACTTTCATTCAGCAAGCGGAGGAACGCATCTATAATACGGTGCAAATCCCTTCTTTGCGAAAAAACGTTACTGGTAATTGCACTGCGTCTAATAAGTATTTAGCTTGCCCAAATGATTATTTAGCTACTTACTCTTTGGCTATTATTAATGCGGATGGTACGTATACTTATTTACTTAATAAAGATGTAAACTTTATTCGGGAATCTTATCCAAGCCCTACTGTTACTGGAACTCCTAAGTATTACGCACTTTTTGGTTCACGGTTAAATGATCCTAATGAACTTACATTTATTTTGGGACCAACCCCTGATCTTAGTTATGGCGCAGAGCTGCACTATTTTTACTATCCAGAATCTATTGTTACTGCTGGTACCTCATGGCTTGGTGACAATTACTCTCCTGTTCTTCTTTATGGCTCCATCGTTGAGGCGTATATCTACATGAAGGGTGAGCCTGATTTATTGGCGAATTACACCGCTAAGTATAACGAAGCAATGCAGCAACTGAAACGTCTTGGCGATGGTCTGGAGCGTGGAGACGCATACAGGGATGGTCAAACCAAATTGCAGTACAATAAACTGTAGTAAAATAACCCCAATTTAGGAGCAAGAAATGGCAATTACCCAAGCAATGTGCGATTCGTTTAAGGTTCAAATCCTTAGCGGTCAGCAAAATTTGGTATCTGGTTCTTCCCAGACTTATAAACTCGCTTTGTACACCAGCTCAGCAACATTGAGCAACGCTACAACTGCATATACAACTGTTAACGAAGTATCTAGTTCAGGTTCTAACTACACTGCTGGTGGTAACACTTTGACAGTTAGCACAAGCCCAACTTCTACTGGCAACGTGGCATTCATGTCATTTGCTAATACTTCTTGGACTAACGCTAACATCAGTGCAGCGGGCGCTTTGATTTACAACAGCACAGCTAACACTGCTGTATGTGCATTGAACTTTGGTAGTACAGTTACTTCTACTAACGGGACCTTCACGGTCATCTTCCCTACCGCAGCAGCAGGATCAGCAATTATTCAAATCGGTTAATAGGAGCCAACCATGGCTCTTGTTGTATTTGATAGGGTTAAAGAATCCAGTAATACTTCTGGTACTGGGACTATAGTTTTAGCTGGCGCAGAGACCGGCTATCAGTCTTTTGCTGTCGTTGGAAATGGAAATACAACTTACTATACCATTGCGGATCAAAACGGTCCAAACTGGGAAGTGGGTATTGGCATGTACTATTCGGGTAACTTATCCCTAGCTCGTACAACAATTCTTGCATCTAGTAACGCTAATGCGGCGGTTAGCTTTGGAACTAACACCAAAGATGTGTTTGTTACTTATCCTGCGGAAGAAGCCATCTATAACAATGGCGGAACTGTATTTCTGCCAAATGCAAGTGCAACAACTTATATAGCTACTGGAAATACGGCAACTAGTGCTAATGCTGGCGTTTATTCTTTTGGTACACTGAGCTATTCAGATACTGGTATTTTTGCTTCTTATGCAAACACTGCTAATACTTACGTACAAGTTATTGCACAAAACTTAAGTAATGGAACTAATGCTTCTACTGACTTTGTATTAACAAATGATACT